TCAGCTCACCACTATCTGCGGAACGTTGGTTGCAGCGCCCGACGAGTCCCGCGTGATCGTCGGTTGCGTGTAGGTGTGCACAACGGGGTTGCTGCCGTAGGTGATGTGGTAGGCGCTAATCGCGCCCGAGGCATCCACCGTGTCGGTGGTGAAAGTCCCTTGTGTTCCGTCCGGCCAAGTCACAGCAGCGGTAGCGATGACGTCGTTTGTGTCCCGTGTGATTGCTCCAACGATCAGAAGGTCTGGGTTCTTGGCCACGCTCGCGTTCGAGACACCTGACCCGCCGAAGGCGTTCTGCAATGCTTGCATCACGGAGTCTGGGAACAAGTACGTCGATGGATCGATGGTCGCGGTTTGGGACCCGGCAGGATCCGAGAACCGCACCAACCCGGTGGACGGATCGACAGTCACGGGGCCGAGCGCCGTGATGTCCGACAATGCAGTCGCACCGTCACCGATCCACGCCTTCCCCGTGTCCGTGGCAACAACCCACTCCCCCTCAAGGGGAACGTCGTTCTCCTGCAGCAGATCCGCTTCAGTGCCGCGACGCTGCTGCATCCGGTAGTAGCTGGTCGTCATCAGTCGCCTTCCTGGGCGTTGCGAACTGCATCCAGTTCACCGGTATTGAACGTGTCGTCGAGGTCGTCTTCAGCGAGAAGATCCCGGATGTGATCGCTGACGGCAGGCGGTTTCGGGTCTTTACCCCACGAGTCCCGCACAGCACGGATGTAGTCGCGGAACGCCTCACGCACCGCGCGTAGCGTTCTCGTGACACGAGTCAGCTGCCGCTCGACTGCGAGGACCCGATTCTCGGTCTTCTCGATGCGCGCCGTCAGCTGGCCGATCGTCACCGTCTGCTGACGGTTCGACTCCAGCACGTCCTTCACGAACTGCCCGGGATCGTTGGCATACCGCTGAACCGCTTCGCGTTCCTCCGGATCGACTTCTCGCCGCTTCCGGCGTTGGCGTCGAACGCCCTTCACAGTCGCCAGAGCGCCAAAGGCAGCGGACACAACGGTGCCGCCGGTGAGGATGAGCGTACGAATCAGGTCATCGTCCACGATCGGCCTCTTTTCGGCCGATCTCACCGATCAGGTCGCCGACCCGTCCGCCCAAAATCACCATCAACGCGAACGTCAGAGCTTGCGTCAGCAACGAGGACGACGAACCGGCCGCGATGTAGAACCCGAGCACGGTCGCGTACACGCCGAATCCGATGATGAGAACGCACTTGCCGACGAGCTCCAGGTGGTCTCGCATGAAGACCAGTCCGAAGGTGGCGAGGACGGTGCCTAATCCCATCGAACCGGCCCACACGTACGGGAACCAGTGGAGCGTGAAGTCCGCGACGACCTTCGATCCGACGATGACCGCGACGATCGAGAACCAGCACAAGATCGCATCCACGGCAGGGAGAACCACTGTGTACAAGGGGCGGAATCGCGCCGGGACGAGCGGCATGGAGTCCTTGGACCAGATCGATCGCATCGGCTCTCCCTTCCAGGATCTGCGGCCAGGCGGGATTTAGACGCCTGGTGTGAGAACTGCCGGGTTGTCTGCTGTGGGGCTCGGCGCGGTGCCCGGGTCGTATCCGGTCTTGTTCGGTGTGAACGTCGCCAGGACTGACCCGACAACAGCAGCGCCGACCGTGGTCCAATTCAGGGCGTTGATCGAGGACCAGTCCATGCCGCTCGTGATGTAGGCGAGGAGCACAGCGACGACTGCGCCGAACAGGGAGAACGCTCCCTTCACCCACCCGGTCTTGAACTGCCAGATCAGCGGGATGCCGACTACGAACGCGGAGACGATCACGAGGATGTCGTGGGGTTCGAGGTGCTTCGTCTTGAACGCTGCGAGCACGACCGCGCCGATGAGCGGCCACACGTACGCGAACAGTTTCCGGACCTCAGCGAGGTCGTTGGGGAGGTCGATGGTTGCGGGAATCTTGTCGCTCATGCGAGGTTCGCTCCGATCTTGTCTGCCGTGATGCGGAGCGCGTCCCACGTGTGGTCGCTGTGCTCCTTCACGAGGGTTTCTGCGTTGGCGTAACGGGTAGGGATGCCGAGGGTCGCGAAAAGCGACTCGACCTGCGCGTTCGAGATCGCGTGGATCTCGTCCTGGTCGCTGAACACCTTCGACGCGAGCACGGCGTCGGCGCTCGAGGCGTGATGGTGGACGTAGCGCATGCCGACGGTGAACTCGTCGCCCGTGCTCGTGTTCTTGATGACGTACATGTCGTTCTCCGATCGGATGATGTGCTGTGCGATGACTGCGGAGCTCTTCCCCGTGCTGACGCTCGACGCGGGGTGCGCGAGGTGCGCCGTCGCCCACGCCGGCCGGAAGTAGCCCAGGATCCACTTCTTCGCCCGGCTGGTGTTCCGCACGGCGATACCCGCGGATGTGTTCGCTTCACGGGTTCGCACCACGCCGCCACTCAGGACTGAGGTGGCTTGGCCGACGTGGTTCGCGACACCGTTGCCGTCCCAGTCGAACAGCAGTACGTCGCCGGGTTCGATGCCGGTGGCACCACGGTGGTAGGTGCCGAGGTTGGTGGCGACTTCTTTCCAGTTGTCGCACCAGCCGATCGGTCCGGGTTTCCCGCCGAACAGCACGTGGCTTTGGAAGTACGAGCAGTCATCGACGGTCGGGAATGGTGTCCATGGGCAGCCTGGTGACTGCCGGGATATGCCGATCAGCGACTCGCTGTAGGCGAGCGCCGCGGCGACGGTCGTTCTGACGAGAGACGGCAAATGTGCTCCTTAACGACGAAAGCCGCCCGGAGGCGGCCATGAGTAGTGCAGGGAATCAGAGCGGTCCGAGGTACCGGATGCCCGCCTGCTGAACAGTCATCTGAAGGTCATCGCCCGTGTGCTGGTAGACGCGGAAGCTGATCACCTGACCGGCCGCCAGGTACGTCGAGCACGCCATCGCGAACGAACCGTCGATGGGACTGTTCAGGAACTGCTGCGCGAGCAGCGTCGACGAGCTGTAGATGTACATCCACCGCGTGTTCTCGGTGCTCTGCGTCTGGTGTGTGACGGAGCAGGAGATCGTGTACCAGCCCGACACCGGCACCGTGAATGTGGTGCCTGCGCCGACCTTGTCAGCGGTGATGCCGTTGTACAAGCTTCCGGAGATCTTCAGGTAGGTGGCTGCGTTGTTCGGGATTGTCTGCACTGGCTGCACACGTGCGTACATCGACGGCATCACGCTCTTGCCGGCGAGCGGTGTCCCGTCCTCCGCGACGATCGCGTCCTTCACCGGAGCCCACGACGGTGTCGACGCGGTGCCGAGCGCCCGGTATGTGCGGGCAGTGTCGACGCAATAAACGGTCGTGCCGTAAAGGAAACTCCTCGGGCTCGTCGCCAACAAGCCGGCTGCCTGAGGCGCAGTGATTGTCGGGGCGATGCGGGGACGCATCTGCAGCAGCGTCGCGGACAGCAGCGCCTGCCCCGAAGTACGCACGATCTGGTGAATGGGCAAGAACTGCTGCCCAGCAGCGAGAGTCAGCGTCGCCCCCGTGAGCACCTTCAACATGACGGGAATCGTCGTCGACGCCGGATCGTAGAGAAGCCCGATCCAGTACGTCGTCGTCGTGGACACGGCCGGGACGCTCAAAACCTGATTCGCGTCCATCCGGTGCGCGAACCCCGCGACGACCGCTCGAGCGTCACCACCCACCGACGACACCTTGATCGTGACGGTGTCGTTCGTGTTCACGGTGATCGCGTACGGGTTGCCCCAGTCCTCGAGGATCCCGTTCCCCGACGCACCGACCGCCTGCGACCAGTAGTCGTCTTCAAGATCGACGCCGACAAGCGGCTGCGAATACTCGGTCATGGACCGGCTCCCTACGTAGCTTTCAACAAATCGAGCGCTCGAAGCGCCTTCGCGACCTGTGTGTTCGTTTTCGACACCCACGCCGACGAATCGCGAGAACCGACGACAGCGGAGACCGTTTCCGTCGGTGAGCCCTCCTGCACCTGCACCGTCGTCGTCACTTCCCGGACAACATCAGTCAGGTTGAGGTCATCGACGGACACCGCGACCTTGTCGCCGACGAACCAGTCACGCCGGTACTGCAGATCCGGGCTGTCCGAGATCGAGAACGACACCGAAACCGGGTTCGCGCCGCTCGACAGCGCATCCGTGCCCGCTTGCGTCAGCTGCGTATTATCCGTCGTCGACCGTTCGTCGACGAGCTCCTCCACCACTGCGCCCCACGCCGACTCCGCATCAGACGACGACGACTCGACGAACACTCGGTCCGCGCCGATCCCGCCGCCGGCGACGATCGCGCGCGTCACCGTTGGACGGCTCAACGTGTACGACCAGTCCGACCCGACGACACCGCCAGTGAACGAGCCCTGGGTGCCGAATCCGACGTTCGCCGACCGGTCCGTGGTCGGGCGGATCGTGAGCATCAGGTACGGGCCCGACGTGTCCTCCTTGTGGACGATCTCGACGTGCAGGCCGCCCATCTCCGCGATGTCCTGCACCGTGTCCAGCAGTGCTTCGAGGCGACTGCTGATCGACACCGACGTGCCACGTCCCTGCGTGGCCGGAAGTCGGAGCGAGGTGAGCTGACGGGTGGAAAGCGCGCCCGGGCCGATGTTCGCGTTGATGTACTCCAACAACACCGTCTCAGCGGCACCGGACCGGTCGTCGTACGCGACGGGCTGCTGGTCAATGGTTTTCGTCGGGTCGGGGAACAGCACACGGTCACCGAGGACGCTCGTGTCCGCGACACCGGAAACCGTCGACACGGACGACCCGCGTTTGATCGCCGTCAAGGAGCCGGACATCACCTGCACGTTGTCGCGGAACAGGATCACGCCGTTCCCTGCGGTGAACAGCCCGTCCATGCCCGCGTTCGCCGCGGTGATCGACCACGTGCCGGGCGCTGCGCCAGTGACGTTGTGCCGTTCGACGACGATCAGCTGGGACCAGAACCGGACCGGGTCGTACGCACGCACGAGGGATTTGCTTCGAGGGAGGATCATCCACCGGGACATGCGGCTCCGATCACCAGGGGGTTTTCCATCCCGGCGTCCACCGGAGAATCAGTCCCGTTCCCGCTCCGGACGTGCCGACCGTGACGCTCATCTTGTTGACGCCGGGTTTCAGCGGAACGACGGTCGAGCCGAGCGTGATGCTCGACCATGCGATCGCACCGTCCAGCCGCGCAGAACGGAACCGTGGATCGGTGACCAGCACCAGCGTCGATGAGTCGTTCACCCCAGAAGGGACAACGATCGACGTGCCCGGGTAGGTGACCGTCGCAGCTGACACGGGGCCGTCGATCTGGATCTCCGGCCATACGGGCACGTCACCGTCGACCGGGATGGCCATGTTGCTGCCGATGACGGTGCTCGCGGAGATCTGCCGTGGCCACGGATTGGAACCGTCACCGGAGCCGAGGAACACCGGGCCGGCTGCTGCTGAGAACGGCAACTCAACCGGGTCACGTTGCCGCCAATACGGGTCGACGGCGACGAGGTTCAGTGGGAACACCGCCCAGTCGCTACCTGAGTCCGGTGGGGACTCGGTGCCTTCCCAGCCGCTCTTGTAGACGACGTCGAGGAGCCGTTCACCGAGGAGCGAGGAAACCCCGATGCGGAACATGCCCGTCTGCCCGATGGTGACGTCGTCCCAGTCAATGAAGCTCCGGAGCACCGCCAGCTTCGCGAAGAAGTCCGCCTGCCCAGCTGATGAAGTGAACCCGAGCGGCAGGAACACCGGCCGCTCTTGAACGTTCACCTCTTCCAGGTACGAGCCCGGCATCCCCGGCGTCACCGACGTGACGACGTCGAGCGGTGGTAGCTGCAGCCCCGTCGCTCCGGGACGAAGGAACGCACCACCACCGCCGTTCAAGTCGATGACCGTGGACCCGTCCATCGACTCGAGCCAAATCCGCCGGCTCTCGACGATCTGCACCGGTGTCGGCGGGATGACGATCTCCACCGCGACGTCGTTACCGTCGTAGATGCCCGCCGCGGTGGAGAGATCGTTGTTCCCGTCGACGACGGCTGTCGCATCGGAACCGTTCCCGTCGATGACGTCGGCCATTGTTCCTCCTCAGTCAGCCGACGAGCACGTCGATCTGATGCATCGCATTGACCACGTCCGTAGGCGTGAGCGGCCGGGTGTAGTTCTGAATCACCGGCGCGTACGTCTTCGACACAGGGGCAGCAGACGATCCGGACCCGGCAACACCGACGGTCACGGACGACGTCGACGGGATCGACACCAGCCCATTCATCGCCGACGACACCGCCCCGTACCCGCCAGTGATGCCCTTCGCGAGCCCAGCCGGAATCCACCGACCGACCTGCAGCTCCATCACCTTCGACGGTGAGTGGATGCCGAGGTTGCTCTTGATGGTGGCGACCATGCTCGCCGCGATCGAGGCCATCTGCTTCGCGATCGCCGCTTGCTGCGATTGCAGGCCCTTGACCAGTCCCTGCGCCGCCTGAACACCGGCCCCGTAGAGACTGTTCGCCGCCGAGGAAGCGAACGTGCTCGACGCGCTGGTGATCTGGCTCTGCAGCGACGCGATCTGCTTAATGTTTCCCGCTCCGCCCGCGAGCAATGACTGCGCAAGCGGCAACGCGTCAACGCCGGCCGAGATCAGCTGCTGGAACGTGGTGTCGTCCAACCCCTCCTTGCGCAGCTTCGTGAGCACACTCGTGTACGTCTTCACGTTCGACAGACGCTGCTGCAGGAGAGAGATCACCTGCGACGGCGTCGACGCGGACGTCACGGACACCGTCCCGAGGGACTGCTCCGCGGTGGTCGTGTAGTCCGAGACCTGCTTCTGCGCCGCGACGAGCGCCTTGTTCGCAGCCGTGAGCTTCGTCGCGACAGTCGAGCGTTCCGCCGCGTATTTCGTCAGCTCCGTGTTCGCCTTGCTGACCGCCGCCAGCGCGCGCGTCTCGTCGCCCTTTGTGAGGGGCGCGGCCGCGATCTTCTGGTTCGCGGCCGCGATTTCCGCCGCGAGTCTCGCACGACCCGCCGCGGTCCTCTGCAGCGGGTTAGTCGCGGATTCCGCAGCTGCGATGATCGCCTGGTTCTTCTGCCGGATCTGATCCTCGGCGTTGAACTCGTTGACGAGCGCGTTCGTCATCGACCGTGCCGACGACTTCACACCGGAAACGCTGCCGTTCAGGCCCCTCGTGAGGCCCGTGCCGACGTAGTTACCGATCTGCTGGAAAACCTTCGACGGTGAGTGGATGCCGAGCGCCTCACGGACAACCTTCGGTAGCTCCATCGCGAGACCGTGGATGTAGCTCGTCACTCGGCCCCATGCGGCTGCCAATCCGATTTCCAGGCCGTCGACGATGTGTCCACCGACGTCGAGGAGCCAGGTTCCTGCACCGGCGAGTGCTCTCTGGACCATGCCTTCGATGCCCGAGACCGCGCTACCGACCTGCGAGACGGCCGATTTCACACCGGCTACGGCATCTCGGAATGCGCCCACGAAATTGCCGTGGAGGAGGTCCGAAACGACGCGCACGGTGGTCCCGACGATTGTCGCCAAGACGCCGAAAACTGCGGCCGAGGTTGCCCCCATGATCTCGAGGACGGGCCCGATCGCCTTTATTGCCGGGATGAGGACGGTGGCCAAGAGTTGCGCGAGCTGAACCGCGACCGGCGCGAGTGCAACGATCTCCTGAGCGATCTGTGGCCACATTGGAGCGAGCGCCTGAAGCGCTGTGGTGAGGACCGGGATCAGCGCCTGAGCAATTGGTGCGACCGCTGCTGCTAAGGCCGCGAACGCAGGCTGCAAAGCCAATATCGCCTGCTGCAGAATCGGGCCCACAGCAACGATCAGCGGTTGCAGGGCGGTCGTCACAGCCCCGAGGACCGGCTGCAGTGTGGTCAGAGCAGCGGCGAGGATGGGGCCGATCGTGGACGCGAGCGTGCCGATCATTGTCAGAATGGGGCTCAGCGCGGCCAGCACGCCTGGTAGGGCGGGCAGGAGTGCTTCGAACCCTGCAGCGATCCCGTTGATCGCGGCAGTGAGTCCGGCTGCGATGCCCGGCTGGTTCAGATCGACGGCAATGTTCCCGATGATGTCCGCGGCTGTCGTAGCCAAGGTCGTAAGTGCTGCACCGATCACGGGGGCGAGGGTCTGGAACAGTTGCGCGATTGGGCCCATCGCGTTCCCGAGCGCTGCCGCGCCTTCCGCTGCTCCGGTGAACACGTCCGTGAGGCCGGTTTGGAAGCCGCTGCTGTTGACGAGGTTGTTCACCGTCGCGAGAGCGTTCGCGAACGTCTGCAGGCCAGCACCGCCAGCGTTGAACGCCGCATTCGCGACGCCGGAGATAATGCCGAACGCGTTCTGCGCGATCGAGCCGAGCATCCGCAACGCGGACACGCCGCTCTGCACCCAACTCGCGAGCTGCCCGTTCTTGACGACGCCCTGAATCCACCCGTTGAACGACACCGCGAGGTTCGAGAACATCGTTCCGAGGCTGGGCAGGTACTTCGCCCCGAACGTTCCGAGCGACGCCAACGACTGCGCGAAGCTGTCGGTGCCCTTCGTCGCGTTCGAGATCGACGTAGCCAACGGCCCGAGGATCCCGGAAATGACGGCCGGACCGAACGCTTTCTGAAAGGAACCCGCAACCGACCCGGAAAACGCTCCCAGCGCAGAACCGACACCAGTCAGGCCCTTCTGGAGGGAAGGGAGCACCGACTTGACCATGTCGACGATCGGCGCTTTCGCTTTCGCCCAGAACGCCGCCGACACACTGTTCTGCAGCTGGTCGAACGCGGGCTTCAACCCAGCGAGCTGCGTCTTCGCGTCCTTCATCGCCATCGCGAACACAGCCACAGCCGCACCGCCAGCGAGAAGGAACCCGGGCAGTGGGGCCACCAGCGCCCCGATCGGTGCGAGCGCGGCCGCCATCGTGACCAACCCCGACACCGACGACAGCGCCAGCGAACCGAGGGAACCAACCGCGAGTGCCGCCGAAGCGATCCGCGGGGTGTCCTCACCGAGAGAAGCCAGGGCAGCGCCGAACTTCTGCACACCCTGCTGCGCCGTCTTCAACCCCGTGTAGCCGGCAAGAAGAGAGCCGACCTTCACCAGTGCCGCTTTCGACACGTCGGGGATGAACTCGACCTTCCGGTTCCGGCTCGCGACGTCGATCTGCGCCGACGCCTTCCCCGTGTCCGCGTCAGCGTTGATCGTCGCCTTCTGCGCCTTACCGAGCTCGTCGAGGCGCTTCTTCGCGGCCGTGTCGTCGACGTCCACACCGACGGCGATGGTGCGGCCGGAAACCGCCTTGATCGCGGCGTCCGTCTGCGCCTTCAGCCCGTCCTTGTCGAGGACGAGCTTCACGACGACCTGCAGGTTCTTCTCGAGCGTCTTTAGGTACTCGAGGGTTTCCCTGCGGAACTTCGACGTGTCGGGAGCGACAGTCACCCAGACCTTGTTCACACCGGTCACGGGGCACCTCCAACACAGAAGCGCCCCGGACCCGCTATGTCGGGGTCAGGAGCGCTTCGTAGAACTTCTGGACGTTGAACTCGGCGATCGTCGGCGCGAACAGGCGGCTCTTCGGCTTCGCCGTCGGGCCGTCGATCATGTGGGCCTTCGCTTCTTTCTGGTACGCGAGCGCGGCGAGGATGTTGTGGATGGAAGTGAGCAGCATCGAGTCCTGCGACCAGCCGTAGAACGACAGCCGCGGCTGCTCACCGGAGTCGGGAGCAGCGATCGCTTCGGGATGCTGCTCGAGCCAGTCCGACCGAAACAGAGACGCCGGCTGCCTGAGGAGCCCTTCGATGAGCTCCGCCACGTAGCCGGCGTCGAGACGCCCCTTGAGGACGTCGAGGATGTTCAGTCGGTAAATCGCCTGGAAGTCTGCGATCAGTTCGACGCGGAAGTCGTCGAGGTAGGCGCAGACTGCGTCGATTCCCCCACTGCCCTCGCGTACTTGCCCAGAAGCGCCGCGAACACTTCTTCCTGGTTCGGAAGGTTCCGGGACCACTCGACGTACGCGGAACGATTCAAAGCGACCGCTTCGAACAGTTCATCAGCACGGCCGATGAGGTCCTGGAAGTCGTCGAACACGTCGAGGTTCTCGACGTCGACCTCCCCGTCGGGTCCGATAAGACCCTCCAGTCGGCTGAACAGTCCGACGAGCGCGAGACGGTGCCGGGCACGCCACGGCAACGGCATCAACGGTGGAACGTTCGCGGTGACGAGCAGCGCTTCGAGCTCCGCGAGCTGATCGTTCGCAGTCAGTGTTGGGGACTCGTCGGCCGGGTTCCGGATGATCGGCGGTGGCGGCGGGATGACAGGGGTTGTCGGCTGGCCGAAAGCAGTGGTGTCAGACATGGGAGTCCGGGCCTTTCTGAGATGCCGGGATGGGGTTGAGGACCGGGAGCAGACGGATCCCGACGAACCGTCTGCCCCCGGGGTTAGTCACGTCAGGACGACGAGCCCGCGGTGAGCGTCTCAGGCGGGTAGATCTTCATGATTCCGGTGCGGCCGTCGGGCAGAGCCGGGATCTGAGCGACGTCGGCCGCGAGGATCGATGCGGTGAGCGGAAGCTCGAGGAAGTCGGCCGTGTCGAACGACGGGGAGTCGGACAGCTTCGTCGACGTGTTCGGGATGTAGAACCCGAGGTTGCCGGTCGTGTCAGTCGCGAGGACGAACAGGGCGATGTCGAGACCAGAGTTCGTGCCGGGAACGATGTACGACCCGTCGGTGTCGACGCCACCGTTGAACGCGAGGTCGAGGTTCGCGCGGTCCAGCTGCAGCGAGTTGATCCCGAGGGACCAGTCCGTTGCCGCGTACACAGTGCGGACGCCGTCCTGCAGCCAGGTGTCGAGCTTCGTGGCGTCGCCGCCGTCGATGCTGAACGAGACCATGTTCTTCTGCGAGGTGTGGCCGATGTTCGTCCAGCCAGTCGGCGCGTTGCCGGTGAGGTGGAACGCTGATGCACCAGCTTGGGGCATCGGAGTGTTCACGGCGGCCGTGAAGACCGTGCCGTGACCGGGGATGAAGAGAGCGCCGGAGTCGGCAGCCATGATGAGCTCCTTTGAGAGGTCAGAGTTGGCGCAGCAGCAGACCCCAGATGGCCTGGTACTGCACACCCGTGGATCCGCCGACGATCGACGTTGAGTCCCGGGATGGGTAGTTGATGTCTTCCGTGACCTTCTGCACAGACCCGATGCCGTCGACGGTGCCGTTCCCGGGGGTATCCCAGGACCAGACGGCGTCGTAGAGCTCGGACATGCACGCCCACGCTTCGGCGGGTTCACCGTGCACGTAGGCGGTCAGGGATGCGGTGTACAGGCCCGGTCCGTTGGACTGGTTCCCCGTGCCGGAGACCAACCACACGATCGCGGGGAACTTGTCGACGAGAGTCGTGTCGTACTCAGAGCCGATGAACTGCGCTGACGTGGCGTCGCGCCTGATGAGAGTGTCGAAGAGCGTTTCGATGTCGAGCATCAGTAGCCCCCGTGGGTTCGAGCGGCGTTACGCAGACCGTGGATGCCGCGGATCCACCGCATCGTTTTCTTCCCCGTGCGACGGTTCACCATCAAGTGCCCCATCTCGAGGTACGACGCTTGCGGATGGTCGAACGTGACGCGACGGTCGATACGGCCCTTTTCGACGTGGATGTACGTCGACGCGGTCCCGTGCCCGGAGTAGTTCGCTCGGGCGGTTTCCGCGATCGCGTTCGCCACGGCGTCGAGGTCCGTGCCAGCACCGACCATCTTCGCGACCTGCGCGTTGAGGTCCCGATCGAGGTCAGCCATGACGGTCACCTCACCTTCGACAGAACAACTTCCCAATGCTGAGTGCCGGGCGATGACTGGTACTGCTGCGGATCTCCGGAGAGCTCCCACACCATTCCGTCGTAGGACGTGATGAGCGAGTTGCTGTCGCCGACCCACGTCCGGGACAGCCAGCGGCGCTGTGTCAGCGTCACCTTCCCGTCGACGGTCGATTGGGCGGCCGAGTACGGCTGCATGATGCCGCGGATCACGACGGGGTCGCCGTCAGCTTGCATCGTCACGCCGTGCGGTGTCTGCACCGGAACTCGAGGCTGCACGGTGAGGGTGTGCGGCCCGTTGTCGAGGAGCGTCATCGCGGTGGGATCCGAACTGCGACCGTCTGCGGGAATGTGACGGTCGTCGAGTCCCCTGACAGGATCTCGACGTCCGCGTCGGTGAACCACAGGTTGCCTGACGCGACCGTGGCCCGAGTGGCGTAGTTGTACGACCCGTCGCCCTCGCTCGCGAGGCCCGCGGGATTCCGCAGCACTCGGAGGACAGCGTCCGCGATGACCCGCTTGTACAAGCCGGCAGTGAGGACACCCGAGGAGAGGCGATCAGCGATCCGTCCTCCCCATCGGGCGTCCGCGTAGTCGACGGCGTCCGAGATCTGAGCCTGCACGAAGTCCTGGCGGAACGCAGTGAGGTCGCCCTCGTAGCGCACCTGAACGTCGGAGACATCAACTGCTACGGACGCCATACGATCACTCCCCGTGGTCGGCGAGCCGCTTCACGAGCTCGTCATGGGTTCCGTCGGTCGGCTGCCCGATCGCTTCGAGCTGCTTCCGCAGGTCGTCGTCGGACGGTGCCCCGCCTGCAGCAGCTTTCGCCGCTGCGATCCGGGCGTTGATCTCGTCGACGGTGCCCTCGTCTGAGACGCCGGCTGCCGTGGCGGCCGCCTTCGCCTGCTCGAGTGCATCGTCCGGGGCCGGCTCCTTGTCGGAGTACGTCGGCACATGGTCACCGAACTTGCCGTTCGCCCACACCGGGATCTCGTCGCCGGGTGCGAAGGCAACCGACTCGCCGCTCTTCTTGTGCAGGTGCAGGAACACCCCGAAGCGGCGGGCCATCAGGCGACCGTCGCGGCGAACGTCGAGTTCGCGCTCTCGAGGATCGGCAGTGCCGTCGCCGAGAGGAGCACGTAACGGCCCTCCGGGTCGTTGTCGGAGAACACGGCACCGAAGATGCCGGCGCGCTCCGCCGCGGACACACCGTACTTCGGCGACACGGACTCTGCGGTGATGCCCCAGTCGACGCCGCCGAGAGCGGTGCCGCCGTCGCCGGAGAGCGAGACGCTCGACGTTGACGGGAGGAAGATCACCTTGTTGACGCTGATGACACGGGCGGGGTTGCCGTCCGAGCCCTGCACCTGCTCGTCGTTGATGACGAGGGTCCCGAACCCGTAGGACGAGAGCACCGACTGCACTGCGTCGCGGGAGATCATCGTCGGCAGGTCGGTGCCGCGGCCGAGGTAGGCGCTGATGATCCCGACGTTGCGCTGCATGTAGCCGGCGACCTGCGTCGAGACGAGCACGTCGGACCAGCTGATGCCGTTCGTCGACGTGTACACGTTCTGCCACGCGGTGAGGTCGCCGATGATGTCGGCGGTCGTGGTGGACCAGAGCGTCGCAGCAGTGACGGTGTGGGCCGCCTTCCGACCGAAGTCGATCGTGGCCTTCAGCTTGTTCTCGTTCAGTGTGACCTGACCGAACTCGAGCGCCTGGCCGCGTGCGAGCTCGACGCGCGTCTGGATCTGCGCGGCGATGCGGCGAGCGTACGACTGGTACGTGCTCGTGAGCACGGGCCCGCCGTCGATCTGCTGCACGAGAGTGTCGTACTCGTTGACGCGGAGCTTCCGGCTGATCGGAGGGATCCGGCCGGACTTCGACACGGTTCCTTCCGTGTCACCGAAGTCCGACTCAGCGTCGAACGCACGGTACGAAGCAGCCTTCGGCAGCGACGTCTGCGACACGTCGAAGTTGAACGACAGCGAATCGTTCGTCCGGTCCGGGAGGTACCGCGACAGCGTGAACGCCGGCGAGACCACGACCTGAGCGGCACGTGCCTCAGCGGTGACCTGCGCCGCGGTGAGGACTGAGGGGTCGTATTCCATAATTCAGGCTCCTTAGTCCTGGAAGGAGAAGGTGCCGGTTGTGATGGCACCCTTCACAGTCGAGCGCTGCGCGGCGACCGGCAGCTTGTTCTGGTGGACGATCGCGTGGACCGTGACGCCGGCGATGATGGTCGCCGGAAGCGATCCGTCGGCGCGCAGCAGAGGCTGAGCGGCGATGAGGAACGAATCGAGGACCTGCGTGCCGTCCGTCGCGGACGCGTTGAACGGTGCATACAGACCGGACGCGGTCACCACGCCGAGCGCGAGGCCCGAGGGAACAACCTTCGTCGTCGCGTCGTAGTGGGTCCCGGAAGTCAGCTTCGAGACGTCGATGGTGCGGGACTGACCGTTGTCCAGTCCGTGGCGCGATGCGAGCCAGGTCTGGTCCGATCCACCCGTCACCGTGGAGATGATGCCGAGATCCATGAGGATCTCCTTTCTGGGTGAGTGGAGTTACTTCTTGCTGCCCTGTAGCTCTTCGACGCGCTGACGTGCCATCTCCGCGATCGATCCGCCCGACGTGCCGCCAGGACGGTGCTGCTGCCGGTTCATGGCATCCCTGACGGGATCACCGGAACCGGAGTGTTGGTTCTCCTGCACATTCGGGCCGAACGTGGAAGCGAACGTCTTGAGGGCTTCGGCGTTGATCTCGCCGCCGTCGCCGACGAACCGGGACACGTCGACGAAGTCGAACGCCTGCGTAGCGGCGTCGTCGTCGAGTCCGGTGAGTTTCTGGAACCGCGCGAGGACCGCGTCCTTCAGGTACCGCTGCGCCCCGATGTTCTCGCCCTCACGGCGAGCAGCCTCACGAGCTTCCTCGAGCGCACGCTCCTGATCGGTCTGCTGCGACCTCTTCAGCGCTGCGAGCTCCTCAGCAGCCGTCTTCAGCTCGTCGTAGTCGGCACGCTCCGAAGCGCGCCGCTCATGCTTCCGCGCCTTGTCCTTCCAGTACGCCACCTGCTGCTCCGGAGTCATGTCCTCCGTGCGCGTGTTCGCCGGGAACCCGAGATCATCGCCGGAACCACCCTGACCGCCGCCGTTTTCGCCGTTTCCGCCATCAGAACCGCCGCCCTGCCTTCCGGTGCCCCCAGCACCGTTCTCGCCGCCGTTTTCGAGGAACCGGAGGCGGGGCTGAACGTAGATGCGTCGTCCGAACGCGTCGATCTTGAACATGGGTGATTCCTTCGTGTCGAGCGCCGTGCCGGCGCAGTGGAACCGGCATGTGCCGGGGTTACGAGTCGCTCGAGGCGAGCTGCGTGTTCAGTGACTTCACGAGCGCCGTCAGGTTCTTGACCTTCTGCGCGAGCACAACCTGCTCACGAGGCGTCTCCGACGTGCCGTCGTTGGTGTGGGTGCCCTGGATCGCCTGCAGCGCCTTCTGCGCATCCGCGAGCTCCGCGGACGCCTGATCCACGGCTGCCCGCTTCCGGGTACGGATCGACTGCGCCGTCGGCTTCTGGAACGCCGGCGCATCAGCCTGCGTGTGGGTACGGAAGTGGTCGCCATGCTTGATGAGCACTGGACCCTTCTCGCCGTGCTCATCGACGGTGACGCGGACGTTCAACAGGTCCTCGGCAGCAGTGGACTTCGAAGCGCCGAAGCTGTTCGCCGCGCCTGCTGCTGCGTAGATCTGCTTCAGGTCTTCACTGTTCAGTACCTGGCCGGGATCCTCATCGCCGACGATCGGCGCGGACCCGCAATGGCAGAGCGTGTGCAGCGCCTTCAACTGGTCGGTGTTGTACCGCTGCGTTGCCGCGACTGCACACAATCCGCATGTGCCGGACTGCGACAGTTCCGGGTGAATGATCCGCCGGTACCCGACGACCTTCGGCATCGCGTGGTAGACGCGTTGCTCCTCGTCGCGTTCCGCGAGCATGACGTCGTCGTGCGCGATCAGCTGCAGCCGGTTCTCCGCCGCATCGAACGCGTCCTCGAACGAGCCGCCTTGCGAATACTCGTAGATCGCCTGCTCGGCCGGCCGTTGGTACACGTCGAGGGGTGTCGTGTTCGGCCTCGAGTAGTAATCCACTCGGGCAGGCATCGGAGCTAACGCGTCGAGGTCCGACAGCACCGTCGACGCGTACGACCGGAACAACGTCCGGGTGCGTGTCTGCGCCGACAGCACCTGGAACGCTGACGCGGCGGCCGCGGACACAACCTGGTCAGTGTCGTGGAAGTTGTCGACCTGACCCCAGATCCCGAACAGCTGCTTGATCAGCGTCGAGATGATCGAATCGCGTTGCTTCGCGTGCGCATCCGACAGTTTCCCGAGCCGGCTCGTCGTGATCGCCATCAGGCCGCCGCACCAGTGGTCGACTTGGTCGACGTGCTGGCGGCGACCGCATCAGCGAACGCCTCATCGGCTTTGTCCTGCTCCTCCTGCGCGAGCTCCTGCGGCGTCATCTGGAACACAGCACGGTTGATGTACGCCTGCGACACCCCGGAAGCCTTCGCAGCCTGACCCGACGTCGCACGAGCTTGCATCGACTCAAGGTCGACCGCTGCGTAGATCGTCTCGATCTGCGTCGCATCCGAACGGACCGTGTCGCCGAGCGCCTGAAATGCAATGGACTGCTCGAGCGCCCACGACTGGGCCGCCCGGTTGTTGCGGTCCCGGACCTTGAACGAGAACGCTTCCCGCGCGAGCTGCGCACCCTCCGCGGAACCCGACGTCGCGTCAGGCATCAGCAGGTAGATAGGTGTGGCCGACACGGCCGCGAGGTCGCGTTTGTCGTCCTTCGCCGCGGTGATCAGCTGCGTGATGTCCGTCGGGGACGATTCCCAGATCTTCGCGTCGCCGCCGAGGAGCCACAACGCGGCCGGGCCGCCCGCGAACACCTCGTTGTAGTCGATGCGCTGACCACGGAGCGTCAGATCGGGGTAATCGCTCGGATAATGCGTCGGAAGGCTGCCCTCGATCGCCCGCTGGCGGAACGCCTGCATCGCGATGATCGTCATCCGGTCCCGAGTCACCGAGTTGATCCGGTCGATCGTGTCGGTGTGCTTCTCGAACTCCCCATACCCGCCAGGAGCCTGATGCTGCACGATCGGGTTGTCGGCGGTGTACCCGAGGGGTGTCGGATCAGTTGCCCACGACCATCCCGAGCCCGGCGACCACGGAGTGCCATCGTTCGGGATCGTCGGCACCGGTGAAGGCCGATACGCGATGCGCATGTAGCCCGGCCGGAACAACGTGATCACGTCCGCACGGTTGATGACGTCGTAACCGGTGACGATCGCATCCTCAGTCAGCCACGGTGTCGTCGGAAACTGCTCCGTCGCGCACGTCCACCCGTTCAGGGTGAGGAACATCGGCTTCGCGTCCGCCGCCGGCGACGTCGGGCCCGTCGTGAGGACGAACGCTTCACCGTAGTCGGCGACGTCGCGGAGGAGTTCCTTCGAACGGACCGCCATGTTCGAGCGCTTCCAGTTCGTCTGCGCCACCGAGTCGCCAGTGTCGTCTCCCGGCGCGGCCGTCCGGAATCCGAGGACCGTCTGCCGGTCCACGAGACTCCCGGCGATCAGTTCGGCCGTGTTCAGCCGCGCTTCCTTGACGATGCGGAGCATCGCCTGCGCGTTGACACCCTCCACACCGGCTGGAACGAACCTGGTGCCGTTCGAAAACGACCGCAGTAACGCCAAACGTTGGAATCCCTGCCCCAGCTTCACAGCGAGCCGGATAAGCCGCCAATCGTCGGAACCGGTGACGTTCACGTCGGTCAGCATCGCCGTCTCCTATCTGACGCGGACGGGCACAGCCGCTTCCGTCTGTTCCGCGGGCTTCTCGCCGCGGTTCTCGTAATCAGTGGCCGCCTGGAAAGCGAGCGTTCCCGCCATGGCAGCGTCGATCTTCCGGACGCTGTTCTTCGTTTCCTTGCCGATGACGTCACCGCCGGGACGCGGCCACACCCGTGCGTTCACAAAATGCCTGGTCATCGCTTTGTTTCCGGAGTGCGTCATCGTCCCGTCGACGACTGCCGTCTGCAGCAGCTCGAGCGCCAACGCCATCCGGGTCGTGTTCTTCGTCCAGAACCGGATCGACGATTTCGTGTCCGCGTGCACGAGGAGGTCGTCGCCGAAGTCCCGCTCCCACCCGTTCACGATCTCCTGCCAGTACGGCGGGTCCGCGTAGAACCCGACGACCTGGAACCTGTCGAACGCGTTCCGAACCGCGGCGTCGAACGCGTCACGGTCGACCGTCCAGTGCTCCCCCTCAGGGCCGTCTGGTTTCTCGCTGATGAGCAGCGGAAACAGATGATGGTCCGCGACTCGGCAGGCGACCAACGCGGTCGCGTCGTTGGACCGCGATCCGTCGAAACCGAGGGTGACCATGTCGCCCGGAGCGGGCGCGAGGAACCCATCGCTCTTCCCGGAGCGGAGCAGGGTGACGATGTTCCGCGCCGACCACGCTTCGACCGGGATCCACGCGTCCGTCGACGACGTCAACGTGTTCAGGAACATCTGCCGGGTCCGCGACTCTGGTCGCTTCGGGTCGAACACGCCGTTCACGAGACCCTCGAGGTCCACCCACTCGAGCGAGTCGCCGTACGCCTCCCGGAACGCGAACCGAAGGTTCTCGACATGCCAGCGGCGGGACTCCTCCGTCGACGGAACGACCGGGTCGCGGAGCGACTTGATCTCACCCCACCGATGGTCGAACAGTTGCCGGTTCACGATCAGCCGGCCCTCTTCGATCATGTCGGCCGCGTTATACGTGTCCTCCGCGATCGAGTTCTGACCAGGCTTGAACATCGTCGTCGTCTCGAGATACCACGAACCTTCACCGCGACGCTTCACCAGGTTGTCCGTGACGGTGATGAACATCGCCCGGAGCTCCGGCTTCACGTACAGATGGGTTTCGTCGAACACTGCGAACGTCTCAATGCCGCCATCCTTCGACGCGGAGCCCGACGTCGAAGGGCGAATCTCCCCGCCCGACGGGATGACGACGCCCTTCTTGTTCACCGTGAGGCCGTACGCCTGCGCAAATCGGAACAGCGGGGCGGTGTCGTCGGTGAGGTTGAGGTACACGGCCGCGTAGACGTTGCCGGCCTGCTCCTCTTCCGTCGCCATGATGCGGATGAACGGAGACGTGACGGTTTTGCCCATCGGCTCGCCGGGAGCGTACGTGTAGACCCGCCCTAGGAACTCGTACGTTTCGCCGCCCTGGGCGAAACCCGCGAACCGTGCGGGGCCGAACGCCTCGAACATCACCAGGTCAGCGGCGAGCCCGGACTTATTGCAGCCCTTCGGCCGCGACAAGAACGCCGAGTCGTACAGCCGCTTCCCACGAGCGTCGAGCGCATAGCAATCGACGACGAAGCCCGTGTACTCGTCCGTGAGCTGGACCGGTTGCCCGATGACAGCACCCGGACCGTGCACACAGAACGTCTCAATCCACCACGTCGCCAACCAGCCGAGCGAACGGTGCCTGTCATGCCCGTCCGCGGTCAGCAGACGGCGCGGCATCAGGCGAGCCGCTTGCGACGGTCATCGATCGACGACACATTGCCGGCCTTCGGCTCCTCATCGACCGGCGACTCAGTCGGAGCCGGACGGTCGATCGTGACGTCCACACGCAGCCGCTGCCGAGCCTCAGGAGTCGCACCGAACTGCTGCACACGCAGCCGTACCTCCGCCGCGAGCTCGAAGTTCCGCCGAGTCCACATTTCGTGATGCATCAACGCTGTGTCGAGGAGGAAGTCCCAGTCCGGCTTCGTGAGCATCCGCGTCGCCTGCGGACTCGAACGCCAGTTGTTCCACCAGCGCACCGTCGCCGGATGCCAAGCCATCGGCTTGCCCTCACGATCGCGCACGAACCCGCGAGGCAACGGCATCCCACGCTTCTTCCCGTCGGCGACGAGCGTCGTCCGCTCAACACCAGACCGGTCACGAGTGTGCGCACCCTGCGCAGGACCACGACCAGCCATCAGCAGGCCTCAAACGTGGTCAAGAAACAAGCAATCGCGTTCATCAGAGCCTCCGTGGCGGAGCAGGCGGCAAGCCATGGCGGCAGCCGCGGAAAGCGAACCCCCCAGACTTTCCACACGCACCGCGAGCAGCAGGACGCGGAGCGGTCGTATCTGGAGGGGACGTGGACCCTCCCCCTACCCCCGGTTCTTAGGCGTGGGTGAGGGTTGTGATCGCGATTCGTGCGCCGCGTGTGGCGTTGCACAGTGCGTGGGCGGTCGCGAGGTTGTTGGGTTCGTTGGTGCCTCCGAGTGATCGGGGCACGAGGTGGTCGAGGGTTGGTGCGTCGGGGTCGGTCGACGAGTAGTTGCGGCTTGTTGGTTGGTCGCAGAGCCAGCATGTCCAGTTGTCGCGTTCGTGGATCATCGCTGCGTGTCGGCGGTATCCGGTGCCGCGGTGGCGGGAGCGGCATGCCTTGGTGCAGTAAAACCTCGGCTGTCCTCCGGCTGGGCCGCACCAGAGTTTGTCGCATGCGATGCAGTGGCCGTAGGTGATGCTGGTGCTGAGTGACCGGGCTGCGATCCCAGCGGCTGAGGCGGTAGCTTGCTGGCCAGCGTTGAGGTTGGCGAGGTCTCGGCAGTCGCGGGAGCAGTACATCGACTCGGGTCGGTCGGCGGTGTACGTGTCGTTGCAGAGGTCGCAGGTGCGTTGCTCCGCATAGCGACTGCGGGTGGCGTCGACGCCCGCGGCACGTCGTTGTGCTTTCCAGTGCGTGTTGCAGAGCCCGCGTGCGTAGTGGTCGCGGTCGCATCCGTCTTTGGTGCAGGTACGCTCGGTCACATCGACTCCTTCCCGAGTCGGTCACGCCCCCGGACGATGCCAGTCGTCGCGGGGGTCTTCGCATCGTAGCGTCAACTGGTGACGTCAGTGCTGTCGGGTTGTGCGCTCATGTCGGTGAGGTTCGAGTTCGGGTCGACGTGGTGAATGTTTTGCATGTGGTCGGCGAGTGCTGTGCGGCCTTCGTCGGTGACGGTAAGTCCGATACGGACGCCGTGGCCGGTGCTGGTTGGGCCGAGGTCGGTGGGGTCGCAGGCGACTGGGATGCGGGTGTCGCAGAGTGTGCAGGGCCAGTCGTAGGTGAGTGTCGCCATTGGGTTGGTCCTGACGTTGGTGCGGGTGCGGTGGCTGCTGACGTCGTTGTCAGGCGGTCTGCTCGGCATGGTGAGTGCGGAGGTGTTCGACTGCTGGCGTCGGGTCGACGTTGGCGGTGAGGTGCGCGACGTGCGGCTTGTGTGGCTTGGTGTGGTCGCTGCGGACGATGACGGGCAGGCGGAACACGTGTCCGCAGGTGCAGCAGGTGACCTCGACGTCTGGGAGTGCGGCCATGTCTATTCGTCCTCGGGTTGGTCGAGGGTGAGCGCGATGCCGGCGGCGATGATCGCGGCGACGCATAGGAACCCGAGCGCCCATACCCAGTGGATGTCGACGAGGAGCGCGGCGATGCCGGCGGTGACAGCGGAGGCAGCGAGCAGCGCGGTGATGGTGAGCGCTACTCGTGCTGCCTGCTGGCGGCGGCTGTTCATTGCCGTCCGTGCCCGTCGCAACTGGTGCACGTGACCCATGCGACCGCCGGACGGTTGCCGGTGAGTCGGGTGAGTGTGCGACCGGTGCCGCCGCAGTTTGTGCAGCGTGGCCGCGGCGAGGTCAAGACTCCCATTGGTCGCCAGCCGGGACATCGAGGTGCATGGCGGTGATGGCGTCCTCGGTGGTGAGGTGATCGTCGCAGAGGACGGCGGTGTTGTAGCCGTCTCCCTCGATGCGTGCGCCATGCTTCGCGGGGTTCGCGCACCCGTGGACGAAGCAGTTGGTCCAGCGGTATCGGTCGCGCTCAAGGATGATGTGGTCGCGTTGCCACTGCCCAAAGCAGGCGCGTGCGGCATCCTCCGTAGCATGCGGCGCGTGCGTGGCGCAGTAGCCGACTGGGTGCCCGCCTCGAACGTAGTGCCAGCCCGTGCCGTCGGCGCGTTCCGCAGCTCGCGAACGGATCACTGCACTGCCGCGTTGGTCGTGTCGGCCGGTGCGGATGCGTCCGCGGTCGGCGTCGTGTCCGGTGTGGTCGCGTCGGTCGATGCGTCCGTGGTGGTGCTGGTCGCTTCCGGTTCCGGTGATGGTGCGACGTACGGCGTCGGGTCGGAGTAGGTGGTCGTGATGGTCGTCTCGACGATCTGCACGTCCGAGGTGAGGCCAGCGACTGCCATGGCGTCCTCGACGACCTTCAGGTCGGCGTTCGCGTCGGACAGTTTGGTGCGCCATCCGCTGATGACGTCGAGGTTCCGGGCGACGGCGTACCGGACATCGACGATCGGTTCGGTGGTTGCCATGGTGAGCTCCTTCAAAACGGTGGTGGTGTGTCGTGCGGCCATCTGGTCGCGTGGTCGAGAACGCCGGGATGCTTCGGCTGGGCGGCTTTCTTCCTGGCGTTACGGGCTTGCTGTGACGCGCGGCCGCCCTGCTGACCGGAGCGACGCAAGTGGTGCCAGTGGCAGAGCGCGCGGAGGTTCGACATGCGGTGGTCGGTGCGGTCGCCGATGTGGTCGCAGTCCGTCGCGAGGAGCCCGCAGATGCGGCCGGTGTCTTCTCGGACGTGCTGGCATTGGTGGTGGTCGCGCTCGAGCACGGCGGATCGGATCTGCGGCCAGTCAGGTGGGAGCGTTTCCCGGCGGCTGCTGCCGTTCCAGCCGGGCATTAGTCGCGGCCGTCCCAGGCGTTGTGCACGATGAGCCAACCCATCGAACCGTCGTCACGAGGCACCGCTTCGACGTGCGGCAGGCACGCGCATTCTTCGGACTCATCGTGGTCGATGAGATCGTCGACCGGCAGCACGTGCACGTCGCCAACGGCCATCAGCGGTACATTCCGGCGTCGTACAACCATGTGCCGAGCTGGGCGACGAGATCGCCGATCAGGTAAGCGAAGGTCTCGTTCGTTGACGAGATGTGCACCATGGCGCGGCTGTAGACGCCGAGGAGGTCGCACCCGTAGACGAACATCGCGGCGTGAGCGACCTCGTGCACGATGATCTCGATGTCAAGCCATTCCTCGTTGAGGTAGATCGTTCCGAGCGCTTCGGGCGCTTCGTTGCTCATGAACCCGGCCGCGTTGACGAACGCACCCGCCGGTCGCTCGCCGGCCTCGTTCACCTCGAACCACCCGCCGTCTGGGAAGACGACGTCGAGGTGCTCGAGCATCGACGCACGATCGGGCCAGACCTGCACCTCGAAGGTGTGCTTCGCGCCAGTCCATTCCGACGTCAACTGACCTACGTTCGGCGCGGTCACTTCTTCACCGGGACGACGCCGACATGTGGGGTGCCAGGCCAGAACCCGAGCGTGTCGTGGAACCACTGCGCGGCAGTCTTCTTCGCGACGTCGGGGCTGAGGTATTTGAGCAAGTGGTTATAGAGGGCCGTATACGGATGCGGGGATGACGTCCACTGCGCAAGTCCAGCTGGGCTCTTCGTCCAGTACCACTTGAGTGCTAGAGGTAGCCGCGCGAACCCGGTTTCGGGTCCGCAACAGCGTCAGGTTTGACGGTGGCCACCTTGGATCACCTCCTCATTGCGCGAGGCAGGCAATGCCATCTCTCGCAGCTCGGTGTTCTCGACGCACTGTGGCCGACGCGGTGAGACGCGTCGGCCGGTGGATCCGTTGCGCCCGAAACGCGGGTGGATCATCCCCAGACCCGGGGCAACGACAGCCTCACCGGGAGTACGACAAAGGCCCCGAACCTGATGGTTGGGGCCTTTGGTGTGACGGTTCCGCGTTCCTGCGGTCGTCTCGCTGGGCGCAAGCCTAATGGTCTGAGCGCCCTACCTGTCAACAGCGGGATCTGCGGCGTGTCGTGATGCTTTCGATGCTGCTTGTCGGCGTCGGTATTCGGTTTGGATGACGTCTGGGCGGACGTAGACGTTGCGGCCGATCTTCACGACCTTCATGCCGTCTTGGACGTACTTCTCGAACCGTCTGGCACCGATGCCGAGGTGCTCGCACGCTTGCTGCTTCGTCCACCAGGCCGTCATTCGGGCCCCAGGATCGAGTCGGCGAGCAATGTCCCTGGCGTCGTGTCGAACCATCCGGGCGGGTCATCGAGCGTCACAGTGAGGATGGTCTCTATCGCGTCGAGCATGGCAGGGCTGCACGCGAGAACGATCAGGGCGGCGTCGGCCTTGATCGGCACAGATGCGACCGGGCGCGGGGTCTCTGGCTCGGGCAGGACGTCAAACCATCCTCCGGGTCCGCGTTCGACGCGCCACGGTCCGGGTGTCGCTGCCTTCCGCATCTCGCGCAGATTGTCGAGCGCCGCCTGCAACCGGACGGTGGGATCAGTGGTGGTCATCGTGTGGCTTCCTTGCATCGGTCGCAGTATCGGTGGATGCGCGGACCGTTCCACGGATCTGGCTGGTAGTCGTCGTATTCCTCGGTGTTCGTCGTGAACCGTCCACACCGGTCGCACTTCGGGATCATTCCTTGCTCCCTTCGAGCGCGAGCAGCCGGTGCCGGGTCTCGACGTACATGGTTCGGCCGGTGTCGGTGACGAGGTACGGGAGCATCACTTCATCGAGGGACGCGAGGCCCGCGTCGATGAGTGCTGCTTGTGCTTCGAGCCAGACCTTCGCGATCCGCCATGCGACCCGTGCGGCTTGCTCCTGCGTGCACTTTGAACGGGGCACGGACTTATCAGCGAGCATCGCGGCGAGCACGCCTTCGGTGCGGACCGGGAGCTCGAAGTCGCGGAAGCCGTAGTCGGTCTTCATGGTGAAGCCGAGTCCAGCTGCGACACCGTTCTCGTCGAACAGTGCTGAGATGCGATGCACGCCCCGACGAGCGAGCGAGCCTTGTATCTCCCCCATCGTCTTCGAGACGGCGATATCGGTCGTGTAGTTGAGGATCGGCACTTCACTGCTCCAGTCGTCGAGTGAGTTCACGGGCGAGGATCACGTCTGGCACGTCGGCGAGCATCACCCGGACACGCTCGCTCTCACTTTGGAGCCGAGCTGCGATGGTTTGGTAGGTGACGGTGCCGCGGTGACCGAGAGGGCCGACACGGTCACGGTCGACGAGCGGCCCGGTGACGACGTCGTCGAACGGGCAGCCGAACGCGTCTGGGCATTCGTCTGCGGTGATCGCGAAGTACTGCAACTGGTGCCGTCTGGGCGGGTTACCGATGTCGTAGAAGCTCACGATCATCCGGCCCTCATCGTGGTCAATGGTGGTGACCATCGGGGCGTGGATGCGGAACGCTCCGTGGTGCTTCGTCGTGACGACGAGCCACGCTTCGACGTTGCGGATCTGCACATCCCGGTCGACGGTGGTCATGAAACCTCCCACAACGTGCGCGCGACACCTGTCGTCCCGCGATCATTTCGCGGACGGGAGGGTGCATTCCAACCGGCTCGAGCGGGTCGCTCACCCACAACGCGATAGCCAGCAGCACGGAGAGACGCTCCGCTCTCGCCTTCCTGCGTGTAGGTGATGAGGCGTCTATAGCCCATCGCGCTCGTTGCCCGCCACGCCGCCGCGTAAAGCATCGAGTTAGCGTTCCGCGTCCCGTCCGTCGCGCTCCGGGTGACCTCGAGCGTGTCTGCCTCCGCCTGAATCACACGAGATACAGGCCGGCCAACGATGATCACTCCGACCAGCATCGAAGAGCGAGCCGCACCAATCGAGAACTTGTGACCCTGGGGTGGCTCGTGATGACGGTGATGAGCAGCTACGAACTCTGCTGCCGTCGCGAAGCTCACTGGGACCAACACCAGATCATGGCTAGTGTCCACGTCGGTCATGAGGTCGCCGCCTTCGGTACGACCTGATACCACCTGAACGGTTTCGGTTCTGGCGAATCGGGCCCGTTCTGGGCGTGGACGACATGACGGCCGGGATGGCCCTGTTCTCGCTCGCATCGCCATAACCGATCCTGCAGAACACGTGACACGGGGCAGCGTGGGGTGACGTTCGGGTCTTCGGGGTCTTCGGTGGGCCAGTAGCCGTTGGTGTCGTAGAACGCGAGGACGCCGGGACGGTCCCATGCTTCGCGTTCCGCTCGGATCGCGCGGACGACGTCGCGGGCGTCCTTGCGGGTTTTCACCTCGAGCGGGTGCACGTCGGTGTAGCCGCAGTGGTCGCAGCGGAGGAGGACATCTTCGGGTTGTCCGCCGTCGGGCCATTCCGCGCCGAGCGTGAAGTGGTCGCACTCCGGGCATGGCCGCGGCAGGACCGGGCGTGGTCGTCGTGGTGCACGTGGGTACTTCGACCAGATCGACATGTACGTTTCGTGGTCGTAGTCGGGTGCTTTCAGGTCCTGCACGTCGACGTAGTACGCGTTCGCGGATGTGGTGCGGGCAATGTCGTCGTGGCGGACGAGCAGCCAGTCGACGAGGTACTTCGTGATCTCGCCAGCCTGCTCCGGCCGCAGGTGCGGGCGGAAGCCGAGGATGTCGCCGTCCGTGTTACGCCACGCAGCCAACGCTGCAGCCGGCGGTCGTACGTTGAACACGGCGGACCAGTATTCGACCCACTCGACGAGTTGCCGCCAGATCGCATCGGAGTCGTCGACAGCGTCGAGTCGTGCTGGTGCTGGCGGTTCTTTCGACGCTGCACGGGGCATGCCGTCTTTCGCGCCGCCGAGGCTCGGGGTGATCTGCAGCCGGATGTACGCCACCAGGCCGGGGATCGCTTGAAGGCTGCGGCGAGCTCGAGCCATGTTGAGGATCAGAGTCGTCTCGGTTTCGAGGTCTGTGTCGGTCATGCTGCCTTCTCCCGGTAACGCCGCTGCATCTCAGCGCGGCAGAGCGAGCACCCGAGCGACTTCTTACCGCCGGAGCGCTTGTAGGTGCGGAGGTGCTCGTCGCCATGCCCATGAGCGCACTGTCCGAGCGGGAAGTCGACACCTCCGTTACGCCGTCCGTTCTCGAAGTTCGTCAGCAGCCGTAGGTGCGCGACGTTGACGCATGGGCGGCACCGGCAGATGTGGTCGAGAGTCATGCCGACAGGGACGGGCCCGTTCACCGCCGTCCACGCGGCACGATGCGCAAGGACGACATGACGCTCGCCCGCGTCCTGCCAGCCAATCTGCGCGTACCCGTGCGACGCAGTCGAGAGAGTGCTGATGTGGCAGCCGTTCTCATCGACCTCGAACCGCTCGAGCGCACGCTGGGCGACTCGCGCGGGGATCGGAACCATGTTCCAGTGTTCGGTGCTGGTCAAAACGGCTCCTCTTCGTCGTAGGTGCCGCCTGGTGTGGACCATGCGTCGTTTCGCGGCTGCTCGTTCTGCTGACCCCACGATGTCGGCTGCTGGCTGCCGCTCGAGCCGCCGGAAGCTCGTGTTACCTGCGCCGTCGCGTACCGGAGACTCGGACCGATCTCGTCTACCTCGAGCTCGATGCTGGTCCGGTCGTTGCCGTCACGATCCTTGTAGCTACGTTGCCGCAGACGACCCTGCACGATGACACGTGAGCCCTTCGTCAGTGAGCCGGCCACGTGCTCCGCGAACTCCTTCCACACGGACGCTCGGAGGAACAATGCGTCACCGTCCTTCCACTCGTTCGCCTGACGGTCGAACGTGCGCGGGGTGCTCGCGATCGTGAAGTTCGCCACAGCGAGCCCGTTCTGCGTGTAGCGGAGCTCGGGATCCGCGGTCAGATTGCCGACCACTGTGATCACTGTTTCGCCGGCCATGTTCAAACCTTCGTTTCTGCCGCACGCGCGGCCTTACCTGACCGCCACCGTTCGGCGGCGTCGATTGCTTCGTCCAGATCGGCGCGCAGCACACGCGCCTCGTCGATTTCGAGCTGCGCCTGCACACCGCGGACGGCGACGCTGACGCCACCGAAGTCGTCAGCCCACGCGTCTGCGATCTCCTCGCGCTTCACCCTCGTAACGGCCATCAGACCGCCAGCCCTTTCTTCGAATCTGCCCTGAAGTTCCGATGCCGTGTGATCGTGATGCACTCGACACCCGATGGGTCGCTTGTGTAATGCGCCGGGTGATTCACCCGGTCCGGCAGGTTCTCAGCCATCAGTGGTCACCGCCGATGATCGTGTGCTTGTCCTTCTTCGGCTTCCGGATCTCACGAACCATCGACACGACGAGCAGCACCGTGATCGACACGAGCAACACCGCCCCGCAAACCGCTCCAACCCAAGCCAGCAACATCCACGCGCTCATCACGCGACCTCCGTTCCATCGAGGGTGGTCTGCCCGAACGGCGACCACTCCTGGTCCTTCAAGCGGGCGAACTGGCCCTGCCAAATCAGTTGCACCGTCCCCAACTCGCCATGCCGGTTCTTCGCGACGGCGATGTTCAGGTACTGCGGCTTCTTCCGGTCGTGATCCAGCAGCAACACCACGTCCGCGTCCTGCTCAATCGACCCTGACTCCCGGAGGTCCTGCAGCATCGGCGTCCGAGACGAGCCCCGGGAGGTTCGACCCTCCACCCCACGGTTCAGTTGGCTCATCGCGATAACCGGCACCTGCAACGTCTTCGCGAGTTTCTTCAACTGCCGGGACATGTCGCCGACGAACTCCTGCCGGGACTGGTTCGGCCGGGCACCCTCCATCAGCTGCAAGTAGTCGATGACAACGCCGGTGAGGTTCCCTTTCCGCGACACCGACCGGATGAACGACCGGATCCCGGTGAGCGTTGATGATGCGTCGTCGACGAAGATCGGAGCGTCCTTCATCAGATGCTTCGCGAACCCCACCCGGCGGCGTTGCTCGTCGTTCAACGCATGGTTCCGGAGGGACTTCATGTGCACCTCCCCGAACTGGGAGATCAGCCGCAGCTGCAGCTCCTCCTCGCTCATCTCGAGGGAGCAGTACACGACCATCCCCTCACGGGCGAGCCGGGCAGCCATCTGCAAACCGACGATCGACTTCCCTTCACCGGGACGGGCTCCGATGATGATCAAGTTCCCGGCAGCGAGTCCGCCGATGATCCGGTCGATCGAGTCGAACCCGGTCGGCAGGTACTCCGGTTTCTGCTCCAACCCGTCGATGACCGCGTCCAAAGTGCGGCCGACAGGGTGAGCGTCGACGCGGACGTTCTTCGCAACGGATTCGAGTTCCGACTGGGCGGACTCGACGAGCGTCATCGCGTCGCTCTCCGTCGACTTCCCCATCTGCGTGATCCGCACCCCCGCCTCGTACAGGCGACGGCGGACAGCACGCTCCCGGATGATCTGCGCGTGATACCCAGCCGTCGACGTTGGGGTGAGCACCGACGTCAACGAATGCAGGTACGCGGCACCGCCGGCCTTGAGGAGATCACCTGTCCGCTCGAGCTCCGCGACGGCGGAGATCACATCCGTGGGTTCGTTGCGGTTCGCCAACGCCACCAACGCTCGAGCGATGAGCTCATGCTTCGGGTTCCAGAAGTCCGCCGGATCGTTGAGCACCTCGACGGCGTCCCAGATCGCTTCCCGGCTGCGGAGCATCGCCGAGATCACCGCCTCCTCGGCGGCGGTGTCGTACTGTGGTTCCTCAGCCACGGGTCACACCCCGTGCCTGATCGACCTTCGCGTCCCACGCCATGATCACCGCGTGGTTGCCGGCGGCGAGTGCCGCGTCGAGTTGCGCCTCGCTGATGCCGGCGAGCGTTAACCATCGGCGGCGGCTCTCCTCGAGCATCTTCTGCGTCTCATCGAGGCCGTACTCCGGACCGACGTTGCAGCGTGCGACGACGTCGGCCGGCATCACGTACCGGGATTCCTCCCGGTAATGCTCACGCACCGCGTCGAGCGCTGCGTCGTAGTCGAGATCACCCACGACCTGATGCCAAGCCAGCACCGACAGCTCGTTGAGTACCCGGCCGTCCACGCCCTGCATCCACGCCAGCAGTTGCGCCGTTTCCTGCTTGTTCACGTTGGTCCTCCTCTGCCATCCGCGCGATCAGCGCCATGGCGTCGTTCTGTCGTTGCTGGCCGCGATCAGCCCGCGGTGCAGGGAGCGGGTCGTTCCACCGCTCCTGGTTCAGCCACGTCACGAGATGCGGCACGAACTGCGGATCAGTCGTCCGCGAGTACGCATCCCCGTACTGCCGGATCAAGTAACCGAGATTCGTGACGTCGTGGCCGTTGCTCACAAGCCGGTGGAACTTCTCCCGAGCGTTCTTCTTCCGATCGCTCCGCGGCCAGTGAGTCCAGGAGGATTCGAAAACGCGGTCCCCGATCTCACGCGCGTTGGACGTGTTAAGGACGGTTTCTTCTCCGTAGGAGAAGAAGGACGGTTTGTGTGCAACAGGTTGCACGTCGTGAGTACCCGATCTCGCACCCCGTGACGCGTCAGATTGCACGTCGTCAACCGACGGGGTGCGAGAATTGCCTGCCGTCATGACGAGGTCATAGACCACCGGTCGACGGTCCGATCGGAAGTGCGAGACGAGCTCCTGATCGCCCTTCCTGATCAGGCCGGCGTCCTCGAGTGCCCGCAGATGTGACGCGACACTTCGGACAGAGCAGCGGGCCCGCTCGCCGATCCACTCGCGTCCAGGGAACGCTGCCGTTCCGTCGTCGTTCGCCCGGTCCGCGAGAGCCAGGAGGACGAGCAGATGTGACTGCGTTGTGACGGGTGCTTCGTACAGCACCCAGGTGATTGCTTTGAGGCTCACAGCCCTGTTCCTTTCTCGTCATCGCACGGACACGGCTTCTCGAGCCAGCACTCCGTGCACACCTCCACGCCAGGGCGCGAGTCCCACTTTCCGGCCGGACACTCGTCGTGGAACCACATGGTTTTCCCGTCGAGGTGCTTCGCTCGGATCAGTTCGCCGGTCCGGATCTCCGCTTCGCAGAGGCCGCCGTCGAATCGCGCTTGGATGCTCATGCGGGCACCAGTCCGATGTGCTCGATGTACCGCTGCCCGTAGACCTCGTGCATCGCTTCCATCGCCGCCAGGTGGGTGATGTGGTCCCGCCGTGGGGCAGATCGGGCGAGCCGGAACCACTGCCCGAGCTGCGGAACGAACACCGGCACCATGCCGGCGTGCTCCACCCACCGCGGCACTTTCCACCCGAACCGCAGCGCGGATTGCTGCAGGTCCGTCTCGTACCGGCCGTTGCAGATCCCACACGCTGTGAGGCCCTGGTCGAAGCGGGGACGGATCATGGTTCCGCCCATCCCGACGGCCTGCCGGTGCTGGAACGTGAGGCCACCGAAACGGCCGCAGGACACGCACCGGTGCTGGTCACGTTCGTAGACGCCCATCCGGACGTGCGGCGTCGGCGCGCTCATGCGGCATCTCCGATCGAATCGACGGCGATCATTCCGATGTCGCGTGCCGCTGGCGGTGTGACCGCATTGCCGGCGGCCTTCACGAGGTCGCGGTTCGACACCGGCTTGAGCCGATCAACCGGCTGCCACACGTAGTCCGCGGGGAAGGCCATGCCAGCGGCAACCTCGTGCGGCTGGAACATGCGGAACAGCACCTCGGGCACCATGTCCTCGGCCGCCCGTAAGTCAGCAGCCGAAACGCCCCGCCGCGGCTGCTGCAGCAGAGACACGTTCCCGCCATTCGTCAGCGTCCGCAGGTATTCACTCGCGGGTGTGCTCATCGCCGCGCACCACCGCGTTTGACCCCGCTCCGCACGTCCCGGGCAGGCACCATTCGAATGGCAGCCGGCCGCGTAGCCGAGGGTGGTCCCATGCGGCGGAAAGTCGTCCGCGTACAAGTCGTGAGCGCTCATGACGCCACCTCTTCCGCGAACACGTTCCGCGCCCACTCCGGACCACGCCACGTCCCGTCCAGGAACCGCAAACCCTTCTTCGCGAACTCCGGTCTTGACGGATCGCGGCAGATCACCGACCCATCGGCCTGCAACTCCTGATGCCAGTCGAAAAGCCCTGAACCCTCGAACGTGCGATGGCAGACACCGCAATGCCCCGTCCGGTTACCGTGCTGCTTCCACGTCGCACCACACGCACCATGCGTCGTCAACCCAGTCACGGAAGCACCTCGAGTACCTCAATGTCGGATAGGTCCGTCGACGCACCCGTTGTGAACGACACCAACGTTCGACGGCTGAACCCCGACCGGTAGTGCTGCACCGCGTCGACCGTCGGCGTACCCGCCATCGTCCGAACCCGAACACGCTTCCCGATCGCATCCGACGTCAGATCGCCGGCATACGCCTTGCGCTCATCAGCCATGACTTCTCCTAGCTCTCACCCGCGCCCGTTTGGGCGTGGAACGTATCGACCGCGCGCCAATCAGCACGGTTCGTTCGGTGGTTATCCATCGCGGACTGGAACGTGTCGAGGTACTTCCGGATCGCCTGCTCCCGCTTCTCAGCGACCAGCTCCCGACGCCGCATCTCAAGCGCATCCACCGCCCCCTCAGCAGCCAGCCGAGCGGCCGTCGCTGACATGTGCTCCTCACGACGCAGACGCGTCGCTTCCGCTTTCACGTGGTTCTCGTACTTGGACTTCGCGTCCGCCCACTCCCGACCCGCGGACAGCAACTCCCCGTTGAACGCGAACTGCAACGCGACGAGCTGATCCCCGAGCGGAGCTCCACCCGTCGACCGCAGCGCGATCACAACCCGCTTGTGAAGCGAATCTGACGGATCCGGTTCGAGACCGATCGCCCGCATCTGCTGAACGACGTACGGCTCGAGCGGCTGAGGGTCACTCACGGCAGCTCCTCGATAGACGCGAACGCGGGCGCTTCAGACACGAACCACTGGAGGTGCTCGCCACCGCTCACCGGCTGCCGGCGTAGTTCCCGATGGGCGTGGAAGTCGCCTCCGTGCCACTCCTCGACGAACATGCGCGCGTCGCGGATCGCGAGCGTCTCGCCGAGCATCTCGAGGTGCTCCTCCGCCAGCTTCTTCGCTTCCGCGAGGTCGCTGAATGCGGCAATGTTCTCGGTCTGCTGCGACGTGGGCGAGAACACCGTCACGACGTGGACCGGCGTCGCAGTCATCGGTCGTACCCGCCGTTCCCAGCAGGCTCATCCGTCGGCGGCTCCATCCCCTCGAGCGCCATCGACGCCTCAGCCTCATCATCCGTGGGAACGTCGTCGTACTCCGAAGGTGCATCCGTCGACCACTCCGCTGACTCGTCTTTCGGCTTCGCCCACCCCTCGGCAGGATCCGGTTTCACAGCACCAGCGATCACCGACGCGATGTGCGCCTGCAGCTTCGTCGAACGCTCCCCGCGAGGGATCTCGTTCCACAACGCGTTCGCCTGATCCGGGGACGTCAACGCTTTCGCTTCCTCGAACCAGTCACGGCCCGACGACTCGGGTGCTGGCACGATCTCCTGCTGAACAACATCCGACGGAGCGTCAGACGAGTCCGTGACAACGTTCGAGTGATGCCGAGGACCGACAGCACCCGACTGCACACCCATCCGCAACCACTGGTCCGTCGCCGTCCAGTTCGGCCACTCGATCGGTTCCGCGAGCGGCGATTTCGCCGACCGCACCCCGGTCAGCAGGTACTGGCCCCGATCCCGCATCTGGATCACGAAGTCGACGTCGAACGCGAGGGACTTGTGACCCTGCACCTTCCACACCCGATCCTTCGTCGGCTGCCCCTCGTCCATGACGACCGTCTCCTCGAGACGAGCTGTCAACAGCACCGGACCGTCGTGGGAACGGATCACGTCCATCACGTCTTTCCACTGCTGCGCGGCGACGTTCCACAGATCCATCGAGATCGCGTAATCCCCCGACGCCGCGTTCCGTTTGCCCTTCGCGCGACGGTTCGCTACCTGCTGCGCGTTCTCCGTGATCAGGTTCCACAACCTGGTCATCGAATCCGCCGCCAGCAGGGTCGGTTTCCCGTCCTTCCGCGGCTCCGCGACAGCATCCTTGAACGCCTGCAGGATCCCCCGATAGGAACCGTCGTTCACGACGATCTCGAAGTCCGACCCGGGCACGTTGATGTACTCGTCAGGGTCGTTCTCCCCGATCGACACCCACAACGTCCGACCGAGCAGCGGCGACGCTGAAGCGACCGCGATCGCATACGACTTACCCGTCTTCTCCTTCCCAGCGAGCAACCCCACCGGGAACGGAGCGAGACCCGTAGGTTTCCGTGTTTGCAGCGCCATCAGCGGTCCCCCTTCTGCTGCTTCGGCTCCGTGACGCGCAACGCCGGCTTCTTCGTCTGAACCAGCTCCGAGCCCGTCTGGGTCGTGAACTGCTTCTCGTGCTCACGCACCGCCCCGGACGCCTCGCGTGCGTGCTGCTGCGCCGACTCGAGTTCCTCCAACGCGAGCTGCTCCTGCAGATACAGATTCGGGGCTGCCGACTTCGCCGCCTCCACATCCGTGCTGAACAGCGGCCGCGTTTCCTCAACCGCCGGCGAGAACGAAACCCGAGCCAGCGGCGACTCCTGCGAGTACGCCTCATCGGTCGTCAAACGGTCGAGCAGCCACTCCCAGTGCGTCTTCTTCAGCACCGCGCCGGCCTTCTCCTCATCGAGGCCGCGGAGGTAGTTCACGGCATGCGTGTCCACCTCATCGTCGAACGGTGCAGGCTCCCCCGCCTTCGCAGCGTCCAACGCCGCGAGGAACCCTGTCGCGATGACTTCGAGCTCCGCGATCAGAGCGTCGTCGCGTTCCACAACCTCGAGCGTCGGGAACAGGTTCAACGGCATCGGCTCCGGGAACTCACCGCCACGGTCCTGCCAGTCGTCGTCGTGCTGCTCCCACGCGTAGATCGACCGTGCAGCTCCGAGCACCCGCATCACCCACTGCTGCTGAATCTCGTACCCGTTCCGGACGTAATCGACCGAACCGAGACCGATGTTGTGCTTGCTCGTCTTGCACTCCGCGACCTCGAGCAGCCCGTCCACCAGGTCGAAACCCCATGCGTCCGGGGAAGCGAGGAATCGGGGATTGTCGACGGCGCGGAACACCCGCGATTCGGGCTTCAACCCGTGGGTGCGATGCACGTGCAGTGCGATCTGCGGCTCACGGAGACGACCCCACAGCACCGCGTGCGCGCGGAGCGGCGGGCCCGGCTTCGACAGTTTCTGCTCGATGAGCCGCTGCACGGTGATCTTCCGGAGGTACAGGTCCCGGATCTCCGTCGCGGTGATTCCGCTTTGACGTTCCGCCAACCAAGCCGGTCGGTCCTCGTCGGATGCGCCTGCCCGGGCTTCGATGTCGGCGATGATCGCGAGGCGGTCGTCCGTGGCGATCACGAGTCGGCCTTCTTCGGGTCGATCATGCGGCCGAGCAGCTCGATCGCTTCAAGCCGGTTGGTCCGATTCGCCTCCGCGTATTTTGGGGCCCACTCTTCGATGTTCTTGGCGGAGAGCTTGTTGCGAACGGCCCAGTAGACCTTGCTCCAAACTTCGCTGGAATCAGCGTCAGCGGCAGCGTCAGCGTCAGCGGCAGCGTCAGCGGCAGCGACAGCGGCAGCGACAGCGACAGCGACAGCGACAGCGGCAGCGGCAGCGTCAGCGGCAGCGACAGCGGCAGCGGCAGCGGCAGCGTCAGCGTCAGCGGCAGCGACAGCGGCAGCGACAGCGGCAGCGACAGCGACAGCGGCAGTCTTGCCTCGCTTCTTCAGCTCGGCTTCGATGCGCACCCGGAGGGAATCAGTCGCACGCTTGCGAGCGATCCACGCATCATCACGCGCCAGTCGAGCGACGTCCCGAGCCTTATCCGCCGTGGCATAGTCGACCACCGGCGGCAGCGCTCGAAGCTCAGCCGCACGTTCCGAGAGGCCAGCAGCGTCAAGCACACGAGGTGTGGCGACTCGCACCGCCCAGTCCGTGGACATCCACCGACGTCGCTCGTCCTGACCGTCGTCGCGAGTGTTGAGCAGCTGCGGAATGTACGGGCGGAGCAGCTGTCGCTCGTCGTCGGGAAGAAGGTCGTTCAGGCGGCGTCCGAACGCGCCCAGCACCGGGCTGACGCATTTCGGGTGATCCGACCACGGCTCCCCCGCGAGGTATGAAGCCGCCTCGAGCAGGCATGCACCCTCTTCGATGTTCGTGTGGCCGCCGGCGGCGAGGGTGAGCTCGTCAAGGTCGAGGTTCGTCATCAGTTGTTCCCTTCATCGATTGCCACACCGCGAGCACGGAGCGCGCGCTTGGCCTTGCTGGTGAACCCGAAACGCTTCGCCGTCTGTGCGCCGGGCTCGTAGATGGCCCGCTGCTGCATAGCCGCGCGCTCCGTGATTGGCGTGCCGACCTTCACCGGCCGCTGGAATCCGGTCGGGAGGTCCATGCGCTCATCGCGAATCCAGCGATCGAGCCGCTTGCGCGCCTTCCGTGCTGCGGTGCTCACTCGGCACCGTCCTCGACGTTGAGGCCGAGGTCGAGCGAGGTGTCGCCCGTCCGTGTCTGGTGCTCCGCGGAAGCGATCTCCTGCACCTGGAGGATGTTCTGCTCCGACCGCACCGGCTCGATGTGGGTGATCTTCAGAACCGGGTAGTCCTCGCCCTTCTCCACGTCCTGCGTCTTCTTCGTCACCTTGTACGTGACGATCGCGACCACACGATCCGCGTCGCTGAAATCGAGGAGCTCGTCGGTCATCGCGGCAAGGCCGTTGTTTTCGTCCTTGATGCCCCCAGGGGCGAACTGCACGCTCATCGCGTGATCCCTTCACTGATTGGCCAGGACACCGCGTCCATGGCCTCGGTCTGTTGCTTGCTCGGAGCGCCGTCGATCGGCTCCCCGAGGTACCGCGCACCCATCGCCGCGAGAGCGAGGGAGTCCGCGACGTTGTGATCCCGGATCCGCAAATCCGGGTGCCGTGCACGCATCGCCGCGAGCACTGCTTTCTTGTCCGCGTTGCCGCTGTTCGCCGCGTACTTCGCCCGAGTGCCCGGCGACACGACCACCACCTGGTGGCCGCGCTCGAGGAGCGTGCCGCGGACGATCCACCGCTGCGCGTGCCGTTCGTCGGGCTTCCCGAACTTCGACCCCCACGACGGACCCTCAAGCACCACGAGCGCGTCGGTGGGCACGCGGCCGACGATCCGGCCGGCTGACGCTTTGATGCGCCGCCATGCCTGCAACGGGCTACCGTCGGCTTCCTCATCGATCCGGTGCAGCAGCGTCTGCCCGTCCCGGATGACCGTCACACCGGTGTTGGCGAGCGAAAGGTCGAGCCCTGCGACGATCACGACACCGAACCGATCGGCCGGGTCTGGAAGTCGGACGCGTAGAACGCCTGCCGGCAGAAACCGCACCGCATCCCGGACCGTTCGAACTTCCCCATCGCCTTCTTGTGCGAGTCGCAGATCAAGTTCCACGTGTCGCAGCCGGGGCACTTCGCCTGATGCGTCGCTACCTCGGAGCAGGCACGCACACCCGACCAGGTGTTCCACCCGCCCGCGCACAACGGCTTCGCGGGGGTGAAGTCGAGCGCTGCGAGCAGTTCGTCGTCGGTCGGTTTCCCCACAGCGGTCACCGCCGACGCTCGGGTGTCGTAACCATCCGCACCACACCGACGAGCCACAGCACGACGATCAGGAACGACAGTCCGCCACCCCACGGCAGGTGCATCAGCATGCCGAGGATCGCGAGCACCACGATCACTGCACCGAACGGAGCACCGCGGAGCGCCACCCGTGCCTGCAGCGACAGTTCCGCTGGCGGGCCGCTCCACCCGGACGCGAGAGCGACCATGTCCTCGCCGAGGAGACGCATCGACTTCTGCTCACCGGTCGGGCTTCGGTAGATGACGTTCAGAAGCTGCTGCGAATCGAAGTCGATCCGCTCGACGAGCACCTCGTCACCCCAGAGCCACACCACGTCCCCTGGACGGAGATCCCTGGCCGGCGTCAGCCCGCGTTTCATCGGACGGCCCGCTTCGACTGACGGCGGCCCGCGAACGCGACCACAGCACCGGCGATGATCAGCAGCGCACCGGCACCGACCCACAGTGGCCACGTCGACGACGAACCCGTGTACGCGAGCTCTGCCGGTCCGTGCGTCCCCGCAGCTGTTGTTGTCGGAGTACCGGACGAACTCGAGCCGACAGCCGGGACTGCGGTACGAGTAGGCGTGGGCACGCTCGTCGTCGGCGAGCCACTCGGTGTCGGAGCCGACGTCGCAGGAGTGGACGGTGCCGAGGAAGGTGTCCCCGTTGCCGTCGGTTCTGGCGTTTCAGGCGACGAAGGGGAACCAGTGGGCGTCGGACTCGACGTCACACACGCCGGCTCCTGAACCAGCTTGTACGGCGTCGGCAACACGTTGTAGGCCAAGAACCCGCCGTCGTGATCCGGATGCAGCACGCCGTCCGCCCAGAGCGACGACACCGGCGTGCCATGCGAATCCACGTCGTTGTAGAGGTCCACCTGCACGAGCTGGCCGCACGCCTGCACCGCAAGCTGCGCATCCAGCGCGTCCAGAGACATCGCACCCGGCAGAGACGTGATGAACGGCTGATCGGCGTCGAACTGGTGACCCGCCGTCACCTGCCAAGCGACGAGCGTGTACGGCGCAGCATCGGCACGTGCGGACTGTGCTCCACCGATCGCCATGCCGATGACACCGGCGGTAGCGAGGCCGAAAGCACCGTACTTCCGGGCGATTGGCGTCGTTTTCGAGCGCACTGAGGAGAGGAACCTGGGAATCATGTGTCGTTGCCCCTTGGGTGAGAAGGCCGGCGATTTCGGGTCGCCCGGCCTGATTGGTGAATGTCAGGCCGCGGTCGCTACCGAGATGTCTTCGTCGATCTCGGCTTGCAATGCGGATGATGCGGGCGAACCCGTGAAGAACGTGACGACGGGGATGCGCAGCTTCCGAGCGACCTTGATCAGCTCTTCGGGCGTAAAGGGCGTTTCGCCCCGCATCCGACGAGACATCGCCATCCGAGAGATCCGGAGCTCCCGAGCGAGATCGGCGTACGTGATCTGCTCCCGGGCGGCACTCGCTCGAACTTCCCGAGCTACGTCAGCGTTACTTTCTATCGCCATGCGTTAGATAGTTGCACGGATCGTGAGACATGCAACAGCAAACGACTCATCCGGCGTGTCGCAGTAACGCTCAGCGTGTCACTTGTCACACGGGGAGTGACATCTGTAACGGAATCAGTTATTGTGTGACGCATGGCAAAGACAAGTAGCGCTGCGGAAGTCGCGGAGATCCCCGACTACAACCGGATCGTGGCTGGGAACATCCGCGCGGAACTCGCGCGTGAGGACATCAGTCAATCCAAGGTCGCGACCGCGCTCGGGGTTACCGAGATGTGGATCAGTCGCCGACTCAAGGGCAGCACCGCCCTGGACGCTAACGACGTCAAGCTGTTCGCCGACTACCTGAAAGTCTCGGTCGGCTACCTCTTCGAAACGAAGAAAGCCCCCGAGCGCTCCGGAGGTGGAGACGCCCGAGGGCTTCGTTACTTGCTCCCCGACTTGGACTCGAACCAAGAACCTGCCGGTTAA